TTGCAATTTTGCGAGGCTTCTTCTCTTCGGGCAGAACGACTTCTAAATGAATTGCTAGAATACCGTTCTCCAGAGAAGCTCCTGTAACTTGTGTATATTCAGACAGTCTAAAAGACCGATGGAACTTACGGGTGGAAATACCTTTGTGAACGAAGTTCAAGCCACGAGGTTCGTGGTCTCCGTTGACATGCAGTACGCCATCTTTTAATTCTACCGAAAGCTCTTCTTCCTTGAAACCCGCAGTCGCGATTTCGATACGATACTTCATATCTTCATCTTTAATAATATTATGCGGAGGATAATGGTCTGTAGCGTGCTTGGTCATTTCTTCAAGTTCGTTGAAGATATGGTCAAAACCTACGAATGCGGCACGAGGAAAGCGAGCGAACTTTTGATTATTTGTCATCTGAATTCTCCTAATTAAAGCAAGAAATATGGACCCATGATTGGCATCCACTAATATTTATATTGTTTATCTCTACGCTCAGCGGAAAGATAAGTTCAGTTTACCTCCGATCTATTATCTACCGATATTATATTTCGGAAGTAGCTCCCATTCATTCTTTTCTCTGAATGGAAGAACTTTAATCTGACGAAGCGGTGCAGTGTCATTTGCCTTATCGGTGTTAACAATCGTCAACAGACCCCAGTCAGATAATAGGGTTGCAATTGTATTTCGTCTTTGGATATCAGTCAGCTCAAGCGTAGACTTGTTACCATCCAACAAAAACAATTCTTTAAAGTGTGTGATAAAGTATCGACCTTGCTTGTGCAGGATATGGCACGACTGGTAAAGCTTTTTGTCTTTACGTGACGCAATGCCGATACGAGTAAGCGTTTCTTTGACCTTCAGGAAATCGTCTGGCTCGTTGAGAGTAACTTCGAGCATGTCCTGAGGTGACCATTCAACTGGCGCGTTTTCCTTTTCTCCCACCATCATTTCACTTCCATTCTTTAGCGCATTATAAAATCCTTATAAAGGCTTGTTGTGTTGATTATATTTTTATTTATAATATTTGACATTTATAGAAGTGACATTCCTATTTGTATAAATAGTAGTGTAGGTCACGGAACGGCACATTCCCACCTACTCTAAAAACACAACGGAGTTTCCAGCATATGACTATTTATCACTGGCACCATATTGTACCAAAACACGCAGGCGGAACTGATGATTCGTCTAATCTTGTTCGTTTGACTGTAGAAGAACACGCAGAGGCTCATAAAAAACTATATGAGCAATATGGCAGAGAACAAGACCGCATCGCTTGGTTAGGGCTGTCAAAACGGATAAACAAGGAAGAGGCTCGCATTCTTGCGGTCAAAGCCTCTAACACGGGCAGAAAGCAGACCGAAGAACATAAACGAAATCGTGCAGTAAGTCGCCAGGAGCATACAAAAAAACACGGTGGTCCGACTCTTGGAAAGAAACTACCTCCTGCTTCAGAAGAACGAAAAAGAAAAATTAGTGAAGCACTCAGAGGAAGACCTTCTATACATAAAGGTATGAAGCGTTCTGAAATTACTAAAAATAAAATGTCGGAGAGCGCAAAAAATAGACCTACTGCCAAGTGTCCTAAATGTGGTAAGGAGCAACAGGTTCAATCTATTTCTCGCTATCACGGGTTAGATGGCTCTAAGTGTTCCGTTTCTTCTTAGCAGCGCCTCCTTTATTCACTTTCATTTTTATTTCGTCAATCTGATCTGTTGAAAGTAACGAAAGAGCGGAACGAGCCTTTTCGTTGCTATATCCATAATATTCTTTCACCGCTTGTAGTTCTTCACTTGAATCAGCCTTATTCCATTTAGAAAATCTCTTTGGATTTTTTCGTATTGTTCCCAGCAAAAAGTCGTTTTGAAGCTTATTGTCAAGGTGGTGGTTAAGGTTCATCTCATTAGCCAGTAGTACGGTGTCAGAGAAGTAGGAAAAGCTGTGGTTAATCATATAGGGAAGATAGGACTTTTCATCCAGATCATCTCTAATTAGATTTTTGTTGCTGTTGATAGCACGGACAAAGTGGAATGGACTCATTTAACATCATCCAAGTGACCAATATACTGCTCAAGAATACTTTGTGTGTATTCTTCAGTATTAATGTTAGGATTAATATGGGTCTTACCGTAGTAGAGTTGTGGTACTGTTCTATGACCTTCAGAAAGTACGTATGTCTTACCAGCAGCATCTTCTTGGATGTTAACCGAGTTATACCTGTAACCCCATTGGTCTAACTTAGTTTTCATCATATCACAATATACACAGTTGGTCTGGGTGTACAGTGTTAGTTCGTGCTTCATTTCCATTCTACCTCCGCCATTAGTTCTGTTAAGCAAGCTACAACATTCAGTTCATGGTCAGCCACAAAAGCATTCTTGTACTGGTAGTCAGCAAGGATTAGAACAGTACGGGGAATACTGTTAGGCTGGATAGTGTCGTACATAGTATCGTAAATCTTCCGAAAGATTCCGGAAGCGTCAGTATCTATGTTGTTGGTTACCCATGACCTCATCTTCTTGAAGTCTTTAGCTTTAAGATATCCGATAAGATCAGAAACAGAATTATTGGAAAGAAGACTAAGAATGCCAGTATCGATAGTACCGCTAAGACTGTAGCGCTGGCACTCATTAATAACACGCCTCCAGTCAGGCGCAAAGCGGATGATAAGCTCTGCCAGAACCTTCTTATCATAGGTAATATTTTCCTGTTCAAGAATCCAAGTCAGACGCTTCATGAACTGCATAGACAGTTCGGCTAAAGTCTTCTTATTGGTATTGAATTCATATACACCACAACGGGAGTGCAAGGGTTCAATGATACGATTCTTGAAGTTACAGGTAAGAATGAATCGACAGTTACTGGAGAACTCTTCGATAAACCCACGGAGAGCAGGCTGGAAGGACTGTGCATTAAGGTAGTCAGCTTCATCTAGAATAACTACTTTGTATCCACCAGTCAAGGATACGGTTGAAGCAAATTGCTTAATCTTATTGCGAAGAGTGTCAATGTTACCTTCCTCAGAACCGTTGATCAGAATCCAGTTCAGATTCAGTTCGTTACACAGTGCTTTAGCTACCGTAGTCTTACCAAGACCGGCAGTACCTGTAAGCAGCATGTTAGGAAGTTCTCCAGAAGCCACTACTTGTTTAAAGGTATCAAGTAGTGACTCTGGAAGAATACAATCTTCGATCTTCTTTGGACGGTATTTTTCTACCCAGAGAAAATCATCATTCATTATATAGTATCCTACTTCATTAGTAAAGGTTGGATTGTATCACAGTTAGGGGTTAATGTAAACAGGTTATTCCTTGGTGACTTGTAAGCCATTCACGTATGTGTAGGAACAACCTTGCAAGAAGTATGACAAGTGATCAAGAAGCTCAGACAGTTCTTCAGCCTTGAAAGTATGGTAAACGCGATTATCTACTTCACCTTCAGGATCGTAGGTAATACGCTCCAACGTATATTCATCGGTCCACTCACTCATTACTTTTTCTTCCCGGTATCAGCTGGTGCTTCTACTGCTTCAACTTCGCCTTCTTCCTGACGAGCTTCCAGTTCTTGAATCATCTGGATAGCTTGATCTCGGAGCTGACCAACCGTAGACAGTTCTTCACCTTTGAATGCACCACGCTGTACAATAGCATCGATAATAGCTACGGTAGAGCGACCAACTTTCATACCAAGTTCGTTGAATTCTTCGTTATTCATTAGAAATATTTCCTTCTATTTATTTTCTAGAGCGATAAAGTATTGGAGGTTGCGATCAGCATGGGTGAATCGGCTGATCAGTTTATTTGAAACTTCTACATTGTAGTCACCTTGCATCAGTTTCAGATTATCAATATTGATATTCAGATTAGGTGGAAGTACGGAGTTAACCACACCGTCATCCAATTTGACGCTAAACAGATTAGCAGTCTGATTCTTCGTATCAGTAATTGTAAGTTTTACCTTGTCAGCATCAGAGCTGATGGAGATCTGTTTATGTCCTAAAGCAGCAGATGCACGCTTCAATTTATTCTGCATATCAGCAGTAAGGGTAAATGTTACATCAGGTTTAGGCATAGTGATCAGGGTTTCTGGTGGCTGGGTCAGCATATCAATCTCAGAGTAAAAATACTTGATACTGGAACCATTACCAGATAGAGATAGGTAATCTTGATCGAATTCGATTTCGGCATCATCAACCAGACTCATAACACGTACGAGTTCCTGTGCATCATAGATACCAAAGTCGAGAGGAATCTCTTCATCCAGCTCAATATTAGCCAGAATGTTTCGGGCTTCAGATACAGTACGAAGAGTTCGACCTTTCTTAAAGACAATGTTTTGGTTAATTGACCCGAAGTTTTGCATCACTTCGAGCATATTATTCGCTTGCATTCATATTATCCTCTTCCAAATCATGCACATGCATAGCCATAATCGCATAGTGTGCGATCTTCATAAGGTCATCGCGGTTGCGTCCACCTTTCTTTCCATACCGCTGAGCATACTTCATTACGTTACCTAGACAAAAGCCCATGCCATGTCCAGAGTCGATAATGAACTCAGTAGCTTGAAACTTGTTCTTGGAGTAGTGCTTATCGTATGTACCCTGGATATATTCTTCGAGTTCATAAAGAATACGATCTTCACTGTATTTCATAGCAACATCCATAGTTAATTTATTCCTGTATCATACCACGTTTAGGTCTTTATGTAAACCCCAAATAACCGTAGCATCTGACATTTGTTGATTCCAGTTACGATTTACCGGAGAAGGGTGCGGCAGAGGGCGATGTGTGATCCCTCGCTTAGTTAGATACTTGGTTACCTCTGCACCGATACTGTAAACGTTCCTATACTGAGCTGCAGCTTCGTATAGATCAGAATCATTGATCTGATCGTGGTCCAGCTTGTTGCTAGGGGTATCATTCAGGTTAATAATCTTGTATTCCATTCCAAACAACCCGAACCACTTGTCAAGTCGCTTCATGGTAGCAGTCTTCTTACTGGCTTTCTTGTTAGGTGAAGGACTATGACCAAAGATCAGCACCTCATTCTTCATCTTCAATAAATCCCCATTTAACTCCGGCTTCGGAGAACATATCAATACTATCTTCTACAGACTTCTTCCAACGTGGATTGTCTGGATTGCCTTGCATGACCACACGTGCTACACCAACCTGAATGATTGCTTTGGCACACTCAGAGCAGCATGGTAGTCCATAAACGTACATAGTTGCTCCATGCAGAGATACACCGTTATAGGTGGCATTATAGATTGCATTCTTTTCTGCGTGTACTACATATTTATATTTTTCATCTCTGTTTTTTAAGCGGGGCTGGGTATCACGAATACCACGGGGGAATCCATTATAGCCCATAGTCAGTACTTGCCCCTTACCGTTTACCGCCACAGCGCCAATCTGACTTGACGGATCTTTAGACCAGGTAGCTATCAGTGCAGCCATTTCCATATATCGCCTATCCCATTTGCGATACTTGTTCATGTAAAAATCATCATCCATATAGAGAATCCCAGATAGTATTGTTAATCATACGTTGTTCTTCAGGACTGGTACGAATAGCTTCAGTCTTGAGAGCATGTTTGGTCCGATTGAGAATTGGTTCTGGTACCAAGTCAGCAAACGTTTCTTTTAGCATTTTCTTT